TACTTTAGTTCTGTAATACTCATCGGTTGTTTTGTTTTAGTTATTCAAATATAAAAATAAATTGTTAATAAATAGATAATTCTGCAATCAAATCTGCATCCCTTTTGTTTTCTCTTTTGCGTTTCTCAATGCGCTGCCTTGCCATTATAATCTTGAGATTGATGTCATCCAACTCCATTCTCCTCACAATAGCAATGTAATCCTCTCGCACCTTTTTGTTGTTGATACTGAATTGGTTTTCAATAACCTTTGCTGAATGAACCACAGACGAATGATCACGATTAATTAACTCTCCTGTTGGCTTACATTTGTGAAAATGTCTGACCTTTGCGAGATAGCAATACATTTGCCTCACCTCAATCAACTCACTCAATCTGCTCTTGCTCTTGACATCTTCAATGTCTTGCCCATAATATGAGCAACATTCTCTCAAAATAATATTTAAATCTAACTTCATTTTGTTTTTATTTGTTTTAATTTATTAATGTAATTCTTGTCTGTTGCGTATCCTCTGTCAGTTAAAAACTGATAGTAATCACCGCCTTTGTAATGTCGTTTCTGCCATCTCTGATAGTAAGCAATGGAATCTTGCCACGAATCAAAAATCAAGTACTCACCTTTGTAACGGAAACCAAAAAGATTGTGCCGATGTTTACAAGAGTAACTTGATAGCCATCCTGTTTCCAGAATAATCTGTTGCAATACAATCTCTTTATGTTGTATCTGTGACGCATTTAGATGCGTTTTAACGGACTTAATTGATTGCGCTGATAGTTCGCCTATAACGCATAAAATAAAGATGATTAAAAGCAACAAATATATTTTAGTATTTTCACTCAAATTCATCACTATATAATTTATCAGTTTTGTCAATCAAAGAACTTAACATTTTTAAATGCTTTTTTGTTAATTTTAAATGTTTGTTATTGTCTAATTCAATAGTCACACAATCATCATATACAAATAAGCATTTGAATATTTCTAATTCTAAGGTGATAATATTTGTGCGCCAGACACCATCTTCATCTTTCCTTAATTTACCGTTATCCGGGAAAATCTTTTTTTCTAAATCAAATCTTTGTTCACTCATTTTTTTAGTTTTTTAAATCAATATCATCCAAGTCATAACCTTTGAACGGATGCCAATTCTCTCTGCTTAATGTCCAACTGTTTTGATATCCTTTGCTGAATAGCATTTCAATACTGTAATCTCTAATCCTCAAGTCTTGCCTCAACAAGAAATATGCACACGCCCGGCACAACTCTTTATCCTCTTTTATCTCTGACATGAAATAAAGGTAATAAGATAACACCAACAATACCCACCACTAACAGAGCAGCAGGTATTGATTTTAAGTTGATTGTTAAACAGATGAGTAATGATACGAATGCTGATGCTGATAGCCATTTAACTGTATTCATCATTTCAGTTTTTTTAGTTCGTTTCTCACTTGATTCCAATAAGCTGATGAAAGCATATTGCCCTCGTACTCTTTTATAAATGGAATGTAGATAATTAATTTTTCTGCGCATATTATTGCATGGTCAATGTTGCCATCAAATTGCAACAACAAGTCTTTTGCTGATAGTTCTGGATTCATTTTGTTTTAGTTTTCTTCGTTTATATCTGTGATGTTACAATTCCATTTGCTGAATAATCTATTCATATTCTTTTCGCAAGATTTCCAAGTTTTAGATGAATGATTAATAACGCCATTGAACCACGTAATAAATTCCAACCTACCCCAACATTCTTTTAATTCAATTGTTCCACCTCTAAAATCGTCTGAACAGTTTTCAGTACAAAAATTTTCATTGTCAAAGTGAATGATTTTCCCTTCTTTTAATTCCTTTTTTAAATTTTTCATTTTGTTTATGTTTTAGTTTTTAGTTTTCTTGCGTTATGCCTTTTGGCAAATTTCCTTCTACTTCCCAAGTCGTTATAACAATCATGTCGTTACCTTCATACCAAGATTTTTCGTCATAACATTCTGAAAATAAACAGTCTTTGTTTAATAGGTTAAATAGTTTTTTATAAAGACCATTGTAACCTTTTCCTTTTTGGTTTTTCAATCTATAAACTCCGTTACCTTGTTTCATTTTGTTTTAGTTTTTAATTATGACGCAATATATATAATTAACATTAAACCACCAAAACTATTTTCATTGTTTATAACAAATAACTAATTATAACCGGTTACAATCGTATATTTAAAGCATGAGGAGAGCAGCAAGAATTGATGCCAATCAGCGAATAATTGTAAAGGTATTGAGATTGATGGGATATTCTGTTGCAATTACATCAGCAGTTGGCAAGGGATTCCCAGACATCGTTGTTGGTACAGGTAAAAAGAATTTTCTCTTTGAGATTAAAGATGGTAATAAATACGCATCTCAACAAAAGCTGACAGTTGCAGAGCAAGATTTTTGTGATAGTTGGAAAGGCCAATATCATGTTATTACTTGTCTTGATGATGCTATCAAGATAATCAACTCAACAGATTAATCTCATCCCAGAACTCTGAATCAATTTTCTTAATCTCACCGTTTAACCGTTTCATTTCAGCAGTAAATACTTTCAACTCTTGTACAGTAATATCAGTTGCATCAATCATTGGAGTTAGGTTGTGCATCTTTTTTAATCTCATATCAATCCTTGCTCTGATTGCTTCATTAGTGTAGTATCTTGACCGATATGCGTTGTCTTTAGTTCTCATCATTTGATTCCGTTTAGCATCTTGTAATTTAGTAAATCTTGATAAACTTTTCCGCTTATTGTATAAAGAGTTTTGCAATCTCTGCACATCATGTTAAATCTCTGCACCCCTGTTGTTGTTGTGTATCTCTTGCTCAATCCTACATTATGAGATGCACACTCTGGACAACTGCACTTGCCTTGCCCCATAAGAACCCCATAGTGAGTTTTATTCTTTGTGATTTTATTTAGTTTCTCAAATACTTTCTCAAGTATCACAACATCATTATCACAATACTCAATCATCTTGAGCAATGCTGACCTATCATTGTCAAGGCACACATCTTTCCACAAATCAAATCCACCTGTATCTGTCTTTGCGCCAACTCCGAAATATTGTGCAATGTAGTCTAACTTATTGCTATTCATATACAGGCAACTTTTTGCGAGTTTCAAAGTATCAACCGTTCTGTAATTCACTTGAGTTTCAATGCCGTGAAATAAGCATCTTGTCTTTATCCATTTGATGTCAAACCTATCACCATTGTGAGCAACCATCTCATTACATTTATCCATCTCTTTGATGAACTTTTTGAGGAGTTTCTTGTCGCATTGTTTCCTTCCCCAATCAACGTGATGCACATCTGTTTCACCTTCCCATTTGTAGCTGATGCAAATGATTTGCCTCTCTTTAATTATTTGATTAGGTCTGATTGTTTTATTCCATCCACAACTGAAATCTGCTATTGTATTGAATGATGTTTCAATATCATAAAATAACCGTTTACGATTTGTCATATTTTTCTTTGTGATATTTCTCAATAGTTCTTGCACCAAAATATGCACCGTTAACCGCTAATGCTAACACCTCAAAGACTGTGATGTAAATAGAATCTATTGAAACGCCAAGAGCATCCATTACTACTAATATTGTGAGCAATATCCAAGTATAAGCAAGTACAACAGGTCTGATTAGTTTAGGCAATTTTAAATCTTGCTGATTGTCTGATTTCCATCTTGCACTAATTTCAGCTTGTTCAACCTGCTCAATCTCTAATAACTTATATGCAAACTGCTTATCATACTCATCCAAAGTATCATCATTATCAAGTAAGTTTTTAGCAATACCAAGCACACCGTTATCTGGCAATACATCACCAATAACATCAAGAATCTTTGGTGCTTTGTCTTTCAAGAATGTACCAACCGCAGTATCTTTAAATTTCTTTCTGGCTCTCCTATCTTTTCTGCTCACGGATTCACAATTTTAAATTCCTCAAGACCTGTCAATCTGCAATCAAGATGCAACCACGTTGGTGTATGTTCAATGTTTTCAATGGTTGATAATCCAATCCCAAAGTATTTATCTTGATTGTGCAGAATGAAATCATATACTTCTTTAATACTCATCCCTGCAAACTTGCAATCAATTGCTCTGCCATATTTATGCTGACTGTACTTTGCACCAATCTTAGAGCCTTGAGTACGCAACCCGGATGATTTATATTGCCCACCTGTCATATAGTTATTAATCGTTATCGGCACACCTAAATCATCACGCAACTCTTGTGCAACCGTTATGATTCGATGATCAATAAACCACAAAGCATTAGCACCAAATTTGTTATGATAATCTGGATGCACAAACTCATCTAAATGAAAGTTATCTGTTATTCTGTACCTCATCCAAACATTGATTTTATAAATGTCGATATGCTAACCGCAGCAGTACCAATCACACCCCATTTAAACTTATTTAAATCCTTAACGTCTTTCTCAACATTAGTTAATCTTCTGCCTTTATCTTCCAACTTCTGCTCAACAACTGCCAGAGATGTTTTCATCTCAATCTGATTATCAAGTATCTTATCTAACTTATCCATTATGCTTTTGGGATTACACAAGCATTGAGATTAATTGCTTGTCTGATTGTAATGTCAAACACCCATCCAACAAGATTATCATCAAACCGTTCTGTAAATGATGTACCTGTTGATGTGCCTTGATTATATATTCTTACTGCATTGCTTTTAAACGATGGCTCAATTTGCAGATAGGCAAGAAAGTCTTGATAGATTAATAGTGTATTTGACTTGATATTGTTCTCAATAGTTTCCTCACCATCTTTGTCAAACTCAATCCCGGCAACAACTATCTGAAATGAATAATCCAACTCACCCGGTGAGAATGTTGCACCATTATCAGACACCCAAAACACCGGATAATTACGGTAGTCAAATTCTCCGATTTTGGTTTTTTCGACCAATTGCCAGAAATCGCCATTGCCAAAATAATTGATTTCATAGTGAGAATCTGCAAACTCTTTGAAGATGGTAATCATCTGCAAGTAAGTAATATGTTTAGTCTTTATCGCCATATCTCTTTTTGAAATAGTTTAACAACTCTTTCTCACTCTTTCCCCATTTCCACTTTTTAGCTTTAGGAGTTGCTTTCCCAATATTTTGCATCTTTTTTGCCATAATACTTTTTAGCTTGTCCTAAATATAATCCTGTCCTTGCAGCAGATTTCAATGGAGATACCTCACCGCCCTCATCATTAGTACAGTACTCCGGGAATGATGATTTATTACAGGTCAAATAATCAACCATCTTCATACCGTAAAAGTCTGCTTTCCTTTGCGCTTTCTCCATTAAGAAATTCAATTCTTGAAATGATACTGTTTGACTGTTCTCACTATTCTTGGTTGACGTTCCTTTGTTTCTGATCTTGTAATTATTCATATAAATGATGTCATGCTCTGTCCATTTCACCAAAGTATCCACAACATAATCATTCATTAATGTCAAATAATCACCTGTTAATGTGCCGCCAATTATCTTAGTCTTTAACGCCTCATATAATCTTGTACCTAATAATGGTTCAATGTACATTGCTTGTGCATCTTGAATTGCAGCAGTAAGCACCTTTGCGCCTACGTTATCAGATACAACCGTATTGCTCTTGAAATAATCCTCTGTAATAAATAGTACCTTTGCCATTGTTATTGTTTCTTTCTAATTATAGTCTGCTGAAAAATATGTCTGCACCACGGGGTGATTCTGCCGGTTGTAGGATTATTGTAATATCCACCTCTGGATGTAAACACATCTAATCCTTGCCCATTGCTCAAACCGTTAATCTCTTGCCTTGAATACAATTTGCGTTGTGCCATCATTGAGATACAGAAATTTCTTGAACGACCTTTTAATGCAGGTGCATCAGACCGTAGAGCATATCTGTATGCAATTGATAACTGACTTTTCGCAATCTCTGCAACCGTATCCTCACCATCTTTTGTCACTTGTCTTTCTACTAATCCATTGGCATCTGTTACAATGTTTAATGCACCTGCTTGTTGCAGTTTTAACAATGAATCATTAACAACATCATCCGGTAATTTCAATGCTCTTGACAGGTCTTTAATTGATGCGTTAGGATTGTTCTGCACTTGCTCAAGGATTGCCATATCTGTTGCGGATAGATTAGGTATTGCAGCGAACTTGTGCAACTGCTTTTGTGCGTTATCATCCTCAATTAGAAAATCCTCAATGCTTGTACATTTTAATTCCTTTACAGATAGAATCTCATAATCTGATTCATCAACTCCACAATTTTCAAAATGAGATAATATAGTTGATTCAATCTCGTCTTCATTTGCAAATTCACTTGTGGTTGTGGTTGTAGTTCTTGTGACCTCTCCAACATCTGGCAATCCAACCAATGCTCTAATCTCTGCAACACTCATATTGTCAAGTACCTTTGTTGCAACCAATGGCGATATCATTCCAATTGCATCTGCAACAGGATTTGTAGCACCCTCTAAAACCTCAAACCCCATCATCTCTCTTATCTCCTCTTGAGTAAGATTGGCAATCATTGTTGCAGTATCTAATTGTGCGCCAATTGGCTCTAACGGCTTAATCTCTAATATTCTTGGAATACCATTCACAGAAATAATCGAGTTGAATACAACCTCTTGCTGCTCTTGTTTTGGAGTTGCATACCTTGATTGATAAGCAGCTTGTGCAATTCTCATCTCATCAGCATTATTGCTCAATCCGTTCTGTCCTTCTTTCCAACCAAACAGTATAGGATTGATAACCCTGTGAGCAACAAGTAATGTACTATCAATTCTCTTTTCAAGAACTTGATACATATCAGATATATTGCTTGGTGTGATTGGTTGAACCTCAACACTTCTATCTTTTGAATCAGAGAAATTAAGTAAGAATTTACCTGCATTATCAGTACCGCTGAATTTATCCTCAATCATTCTTTCTAACTCCTCAGCCTCTTCATCTGTTGGAATGCCATTGTTGAAACTCAACATCATGGTAGGTGTGAACCCTCGCTGAATAGCAGACAAATCAAATTGAGCAAGTTCAAAATCTGCTTCAATCATTGGTACTGCCGGGAGATAAGTTGGCAAAGGATAAACGGATTTTGAGTTTGAATTGTCAACTGCTAAAATCTGCTTGCCACCTTTCTCATTGACATTAAATGCCGGAATCATCTCATAATCATCATTGCCTTCTGGCTTTCTGCTTGACCAATCCTCTGTAATATAGAACATAGATTTGTCAGCATTAGTTCTAACATATCTAAAATCAATGTAATTAACCTCTGCAATTTGTGTACTGTCTTTACTCCAAATCAATTCCAAATAATAACCACCATAAAGCACATCATCAAAATTAATCTGTCTTGATAACTTGTTTAATGTTTCATCTGGATTAGGTGATGCAATAAACAATTTTGCTTGTGCCGTTGCTTGATTGGTCACATTCGCTGATTGATCAACCGACCATCCTCTGCCATTAATGAAATCAACCTTGCCATCAACTAATGCACGATGCTTTGCACTTCTATTATAAAGATCAAGCAAGTACTGTGGATAGTTGTTTCTGTAATCCCTTTCAGTACCAAAGCAGATGTACTCTTTGTTTCGCTCCTCTTTAATTGTTGGAGGCTTTGCATCTGCAAAATTTAATGAAATGATATTGTATTTCTGTCTTAACTTATCCATTTTTAAAATTCTATAATTACATCAAAGGTTGTCGGCTCTCCTAATATTTCTCTGATTGATTCATCGAAAACAATGTACCAAAAAATTGGTGTGTTTAAGTCTGCTTCATTGTAGTCAACCCAAAACTTTGTTTCATCCTCTGGAGTTTTGGGCAATCCATAAAAGTCTGCACATTGTTTTCTTGCTACTTGTGCATCATTCTCATTTATATATTTGTATCCTAAAATCTCCATTTAATAGATACTATAATAATCGTTGATGTTACTGTTGATTGCAGATTTGTCAGCAGAGTAATCATCATTCCAGAATATCATTTCTTGTATATGTCCATCTAAACCTAAATTATTAACGGGCAACCTATAATTAAATACACTTAAACGAAATGATGAGTTGGCAGTACTTGGTGTAAATGAACTTGTATTTGTTTTTATGTCTGAACCGTTGTTAATATTCATAATCAACTTGTCTGCATTAGTTGGATTGCTTACATCGTGAATTTGGAAAAATGTGTATTGCGTATTTGTAGCTATTGCGCCGTCTGTTTGTATTGTAGCTGCACCACCGTTTCTTGCTCGTTGCCTTAAAATACTACTGAACATAAAATTGTTAACTCCAATACTTGTTGATGATGCCAATGTAGTGAGCCAATAAAAATGAGTTGATGTTACATTTGCACCTGTTTTCATTACCGATACCGTTGATGCTTTGGTTGTGCCATCGTGTAAGTATTTAAAAGTTGTTGTATTACCTGCTGCCAATAAATCATTAGAATCACCTAAAATTGCAGGTTTTCCATTAACAGTTTCTACTACTCCACTATTAACTATTGTTGGTTGATTGATTGCTATATTATTATTAAGGTTGTCGCCCGTCCCTTTTTGATTGTACCACGTAGTTATAAAACCATCATTTGCACCAACAAAGGAAAGCAATGCAGTTGTATCTAATTCATTACTTACAAAACCAATGTCCTGTTCTGTATTGTCGCTTGAACGTCTTACACGAATACAACTACCTGTATAAGTACTTGATAATTTTCGTAATGAATAAGCAGCTTTTGCATTTGGATAGGCATCCAAAAGAAACACATCTGTAACATCAGCAGAATAATATGTAAACCGTTTACTCATTAGAATGTGCCTGTCAGTTTATAGTTTCCTGTTGCCGTTGCAACTGTTCTCTTAACGTCTAAAGTATCTGATACAGACAACACCAATGGACTGCTGAATACTGCATATGCACCACCGTTTACACTTAATGTGATTGTGCCACTTGCACCATCGTCTGTTATGCTTGTAAATGTCCCGGCAGTATCTGAATCAATAATCAACTGTGGCATATCTGCAATTGTAGCTGCAAACAATCCCTTAATGAATATATCATTTGTTGATGGAGTTGCAACTATGTTTGTGTTAGCAGGCGTTGGAATAACAGTACCATCTGAATCTGTGAATGATATATCTGGTGCAGTATAAGTTGTTGCTTTTGGAATGACTTGCACAAAGCTTAAATCACTATTCTGATATGTTGCATCTGTTGTTGGCGGAGTTGGTACAATGCCTTCACTATCAAAAACACTCCAAAATGCTACTTGCGGAGTTGGTGTATCATAGAATGTATATGTGGTTGATTCTCTGTCACCATCAATCAAACACCTTGATTTGCCACTTTCTAACAAGATAACACCTGCATCATTTGGAGATAAGTTCGTTGTGCTTGTCTGCTCGTATATGTTGTACGTGAAATATCCAACCGGCTCTAATAATATCTCTGCATTGAGATTGTCTGGAGATGCCGTTTCTGTTATCGTGAACTCATTGTATCTTGATGGATAAGCAGATGTATCTGCTGCAATGCAAGTTGTAGATATCAGAGATTGATCACTAATCATCTCAATCAAATACGTTGGACTTGCCAGAGTACTTAATTCAGCCAATGATGTTCTGATTACGTTTACGCTATCTTTACGAAATATCAGCATCCTTGTCCTCTACTTTGTCAGCTTTTTTCTTTGATTTCTTTTTCTCAAAAACATCGAATCCGTATGCTTTTGCAATCTTGATAAATGCAGGTGAATCTTCAACAAAGAACTTACTGCCCTTGTGAACAATTGTACTGCCAATTAAATCCTTTCTAATCTTCATACTCTATAATATAAACTATTTGAGATTTGTCAAAAACAAAAAAAGGAGTACAATAATGCACTCCCCTCTTTGATGAACGATGGAAAAAAATTAAGCTATTGTCAAACCTGCAATAACTGTTGCATCTACTTGGTAACAATCATGACTGCTTTTAGCAAGTAGATTGATACTGTACTGATTAGCATCACCAAATGCAGTACCGGATGAACTTGTGTTCGTTCCTGTCTTGTGGCATCCTCTCTCATCTCCGATAAAGAAATAGTTTCCTTCAACAGTTTCAACGATTGCACACAATCTCTGGATTGCTAATAGATGTAATTCAGCAGACTTTGCTGATTCCATTTTGTTTAAAGTAAACGACAAATTGACATCATAAAACAATGAGTTGTTTTGTACGTTTTTATTTTCAGTTGATTCAAGCAATCCTGTTTCTTCTTGCAGATTATAAGCATACCACGTTGATGGTGAGCCTGTATCTGTTATTGCAGAAATAAGATAAGATGCTTGTGTTACAGATACCAATTCTGTATATGGTAAAAGGAGTACCCGAACTAATCCACCTGCAGGTGCAGAGCAATCATAAACCGGAAATCCTTGAGTTAAAGCACATGGCATATCTTCTAAAGTTTTTTAGCATTAGGAGAGCATTGCACTCTCCCTTTGCGATTTATAATTTAATTAATTAGGGTACTAATGTGAACTCAACTATTTCAGCAGGGTAAGCAACTTGTGTACCTCTTTTGAAATTGATTGAACTTTTCACATTCTGGTCATCCATTGATTCCCACATTTTGATGCTATCAGAATCAGACATTGCATCCATACCAATGTACATATTTGATGCTCTGCTTGTGATTATTCTGTTAGTACCTGTCAACCCATTAACGGCAACTACCTTTAAATTTGTACCCGGTAACATTAACTCACCTGTTCTTGCAGAATCATCAGTCACATAGTGGTAAAAGTTTGTATCTGTGATGTTGATAATCAATGCTCGGTAAGCATCCCAACCCATGAAACAAACTAAATCATCAGCATTCAATACCGCCTCTGGAACAACTGAATAAATACCTTGAACAATGTTCAAAGCATTTGCAGATGTGATACCTGTTGCAACAGTTACTGCATCAACATTACCATCAACACTTGCAGCAGCAGTATCAATGATGTGTAAGAATCCATCGTACTTGTCAAGATTCGCACCACCTGCACCACCATCTTCTCCTTGCCAATCAGCAATCTCAAGAGCATCTTGCAATCTCTGCATTTTGATGTCCATATAAGCAGCAGGGATATCAGCCTCTGTGTAGTCAGAACCTGCTGACAATAACAACTGCGTCCACTTTGCCTCTAAGTCTTTAGGGCATAGAACCTCTTGAACTTTAACACCCTCAACAACGATTTCTCTTTGAGAGAAAGTAGTTGATGCAGATCCATTGAATGCACATGAATCATCTTGGAATACAACTGTTGAATCAAACAACTGCAATGCAGCACTTGACTTTACACCTGCTTGTAAATTTACGATTGTGGCAGTTTTACCCTGACTGACCGCAGGTAACAATAAATCTGTTGAACTCTGGTCAACATAGTCTGTTAAACTTGATACTACGAAACTCATAATTATTTTATTTTTCTTAGGTTTTTGATTTTATTTAATTTTTGCTCAAACGACAATTCCTCTTTTTTGAATGCGTCTAATCTTCTTTTTTTAGTTGGCTCAACTGATGGCTCTTTTGCAAACTCCTCAAGAGTAGAAATTACTTTCTTTTCAAACTCCTCATTTTTAGTAATTGCATCAACAATCTTTGATTCCAACTCTGCAAACTTTCTCTCAACTTCTGTCCGTTCAATCACAGTTTTTGGAGTTGGTGCAGTTGCAGTTGGCTCTGCTGATTCCATCTCTTCCTCGACCTCAACCTCTTCCTCAACTTCTTCGGCAACTTCTTCTTCTTCTGTTGCAATGATTTCAGTAATTACACCGCCAACTGTGATAATCTTTTCACCACTTGCAAGAGTATGCTCTGCATCTTCTGCCGGGACAATTCCAGATTCTGTCATTACACTAACTGATGCGCCCAATTCAATAGCCGGTTCAACATTAATTATTGTACCATCCTCAAGTTGAGCATCAACGAACTTTGATTCTGTTGGCTCTGTTGTTTCAGTTGTTTCAACAACCTCTTCAACCGTTTCATTAAAGGCAATCTTTTTTAGTGCCTCAATATTATTTTTTAGATTCTCTCTAATATTCATTTTGATAAATGTTTATGTGTTAAAATATAATTGAAATTCATTGTGTCAAATTTAGCCATTGATAGCATCAATTGCTGCATCTATTATCTGTTCATCAGTTGGCATTGCATCAGCTTTGGCAAACATTCCCTCAACAGAAAATCCTCTGTAAGTACCTCGCTTGATGTCATTCCATAACTCATCATTATCAACTCTCATTGATACAAACCAACTTCCATCTGGTGCATCCTTAAATCCATCGGGTGCATTGATGCCTCTGTCTTTGTCAATTATCAAAGATTCAAAAACATACACATCATTAACCTCTGATTCATGCATTAGATTTATCTCTGCATTTAATCCTTGCTTCATGAACTTGTTGACTATCTTCTCAATAGTTGGCTTTCTGAATACAACATAATGCTCACCATCTTGTTGATCATATCTGTAAATCGGCAAATCTGAAATCATTGCAAACCCGGATGCAATCCGTTTATCTTCATCAGCAACTTTAAATGCCAACGGCTCTGATTGTTTAAATGTTTGATATTGCCTCATTATGGCAGGCTCGTCCACGATGGCAATCATTGAAACGCCAGAATCATCTTCATCATCAATAACCAATTCAAATACTTTCTTCTCCATAACTATAAAATATAATTCAATTAATAACTGTCAATTTTAAAATGTTGCTGATTCAGTAACTGCTGCAACTGTATTCTGTGTATTGGTGATATCCGTTTCAACAACAACTACTTGAGTAACATTCTGTTGCTCTTGGTCAATAAGAGATGCAGTATTGCTAATGTTGTTTATTGGTACACCGTTTGCACCATCTGATGCACCACCGACACCAACAGAACCAATTGAGCCAGAACCACCACCGTTGAATTGAGTTGCTTTGATTTTTGATATTTGTGCAGCAGTTGTTGCAGCTAATGAAACGACCTCAATTATTTTTAAAGGTAATGGTTTTAAAGGTTGAGAAAATATACTGACAACACCTTGAGCAGCACTAATCAATGCTTGTGCAATCTGTAATTTCTTTTGCCTTTCAAATGCTTTCCTTTCAAACTCTGCACGTCTGGAATCACCTTCTTTTAATCCTTTTATTTGATTAGCAAGTACAACATCATTCAATGCCATTAAACCATCAGCAGCAGTTGTTGCTGCATCTAAACTTGTGTTGATATTATCAATTCTCTCTTGCTCTGCTTTTGCTCGTTTCTCTGCTGCTTCAGCATCCATCTCTGCAATCTCTGCAAATGCCTCACCCCAAATGCTTGTGTATTCATCTGCAATCTCTTTCTGAACGCCAACCAATTCTCTTGCCTTCTCTCCTCTGATTTCGCTCTCTTTAGATAATGCTCTTGTTAATTCCTTGATGCTGCTTATCTCACCATCATAAGCATCCTTGCCAATCTCAAAGAATTGATTAATACTTTTGAATTTAGCATTGTTAATTCTGTTTAGAATTTCAGCCTCTTTCTCCATCTCATCACGCAGCTTTTGACGTTCTGATGTTTCTGTTTTGGTTTTATCTGTAACCTCTGCAATGACTGCGCCCTCTTGCTCTGCTGCATCAATCTTATCCTCTGTCGCTTTGGTTAACGAATCAATAATTGCAATCTCCTCATTCGCTGCATCAATGGCATCTTTTTGTGACTTCAATGCCATTGCTCTTGATGCTACTAAACCACCACCGCCAGAAACAATACTAATCAACTGCTCTGTATTGCTCAATTCATTCTTGTCAAATTGCTCATTCAACTTTCTCAATTCAACTTGTGCAATTGCTTTTGCTTTAAATGCCTCTGCTCGTACATCTGCCAATGCCTCCGCCTCTGCTTTGAGTTTTAACAACTCAATGTTTTTGCCTAATGCAGTATTGATATCTGTGAGAGATGTTTTTTCTGCATCAATATTAGATAACAACTCCGGGTACTTATCTTGGAATTTTTTAACTTCTTTCCGTTTCTTCTCTCTGGACAATGTTTCATCCTCTAATATTTTGCTCAACTTATCAGCAGCAGAAATCTCCTCACTTGTAGATTCAATTGCTTTTAGTTGTGCATCATTAGCAAGTTTTTGCGCCCTTGTTGTGCTACTCAACGCAGCAGCTAACTTGTCAAAATTAGCAACCAACAAACCAACACCCACAACCAATGCACCAATACCTGTTGCAACAATTGCAGTCTTTAACGCTTTGAATCCAATGGTTGTAGTATTCACAGAACCTGCAAATAATTTCTGAACAGTTGCAGCAGTTGCAGTTGCTTTGGCATTTAGTTCTTGGAATACTGCTTGTGCTTTGGTTGCAATTGATAGCTTTCTCATTGCTATCACACCATTAGCTAAATCTCTCAACCCGGTTGTCAATGCCAATGCACCTGCTACCTTAGTAAGGATTTTTTCAAGCTGCTCGGATTCTGCGTTAAATAATGCAGCAGCGCCTTCAGCCACCGCGAATCCACCTGCAATACCTACAATTGCATCACTCCCGGCAGTTAACTTTTGCTCAAAGTCTAATGCCTCAAACTGCAACTCAACATCTTTAATTGATGATTGTGCTTTCTGCAAATCTCTGTTAAGTTCATTGAAACGCTTTGAGCCTATTGGCTCACTCTCAATCAGTTGTTTTAATTTCTCAACTCTCTCCTCAAGACCGCCAATTGAGTTCTCAGCTTTGCCCGTTCCCTCAATATCAACTTTAAATACTATGTTCTTTTGTACTGCCATTATTCTCTAATTAATACTTGCCAATCAGTCACTCTCATGTTGTCGTTAGATGACGTATTTTCAACATAAATTTCAATGTAATCATTTTGCACCATCAAGACACCATACACCAAACTGATTGAACTATTCTTTTGAGCATCAACCAATGTTTGAGAACCTGCCAACTGCACACCGTTCTTATAAAAATAAAAGACATAATCATCAGAACCACCGCCTTGCTTGTCATAACTGATTGATGCGTGTAAACTCACGTAAGTTTGTTTAATTCCTGTGTAGGTACAACGCCCGGCAGTACTGACTGTATAACGTACTGCTGATTGTAATACTGCACCGCCTCCTGTATTTACAATAGTTGGTGTATTTACGGTTAATGATGTATTGGTTGTATTACCGTTTAATGTCATTACCACACCGCTTGTACTATTCAACAATCCTTGATTTGATTTGACATCGTAGGTCAAGCACTCTGTATTTGAATAACCACCTGTCAATGGATTAGGAAAGAATTTGAACCCGGTGATCAGATTAGCATCTACAAAAGTATTTGATGAGATTGTTGCAAATCCTGTTGTGCTTAATGGATTAATCTTGATGCCATTCTGGCTCAATTGAGGATGCAGTATATTGCCCGACATCTGGACTGCTCCACAACCAACACCTGCACCGTTAGGTAGTATCTCAATCATTGATGCAGTTGCATATCCGCTTGGAGTTGGTAATGTAGATTCATCAAACCATCTGATAAATTCACATGATGAAATCTCAAGTTTAGATGTGTTTAAAACCTTGATTCCAAAGTTAGGTGCTTTAATGTAAAAGAATAATGAATTCTGTATATCAATTAAATCAAACCCCTCAAATGATGCAACGTCATAGCACCCTCTGAATTGACAGTTAACAATAGTCAGTATCTTATCTCTACCTGCATTGAAAGCTGCACCATCATAATTGTCTGCTTCAATCACAACAGAACCTGTATTGTTTGCACTCAAGTA